CACCAAAGAAACGAACAACGTCAGCAGGTACAACGTACTCACCTTCACTTAGCTTAGCGTCAATGTCATCACGTACCTCAACAGGAAGTGACCCCGGTGGTACATCATTGCCTGATATAGGGTCTACTGTCTCAGCCTCGCCGCCCAGAGCAAAAGCCATCTGTGTTTGGTTGTTCATATCTGTAAGCCCTCCTTGGGCATATCCTGCTTCTTTTTTATTTGTTACGTTTGCAATAAAGGGTTTAAATATAGGATTCTGTTTTGCTAAGTCTTTAGTTAAACTAACAGTAATATCGTTTTTAGTAATTCTTCTAATTCCAATTATATTGCGCTTGACATACAAACTATTATTTTCTCTTAAAGAAACTGTACCTGACTGATTACCCCCTACAACATTTACATAGTCAGCTTCTCCCTGCCCTGTAATCCTATCTCCTGCATAAAAAGCTACATGATCGCCCCTACCATCTTTTTTTCCACTAGTCTCAGCAATTTTACCCTTTGCATCTCTAGGCCAATCCCAAATTATAATATCACCTTCTTGAGCATTCTCAATACCATCTACAGCAGTTCCATAGTCCATGAATGAGTTAGCTCTAATCCTATTATTACCAGACTTTCCCACTTCAAGTGTATCTGCACCTAGATTAGTAAGCACATGATGTACAAAAGCAGCACACCACGCTGTTATTTCCCCATCTTTTTCTAAAGGATTAAACTCTCCACCTTGAGCAGTATAAAAGAAACCCATAATAGACTTCCGATGATCTGGATTTCTTTGATCTAAACCTGTTACAATTTTTGTTAAATCTTGACCCTTAGCGTCTTTTGTTTTTTGACCTAAAAGCCAGCCCATTGATGCTATGTAATCAATAGCACTCTCAAAGTTTTCTGCTGCTTCTGCTTTATTTCTATCAGGGTCAAAATCTTCAGGTCTAAGTTCAGGCCTAAGACTAGAACCTTCTTTAACTTTAGAAGGATTTAAAGGCATACCATACTTATCAACTGTCTCAACTCTAGGAACAAAGGGGTCTTCAGGCTCAACTACTTCTTGTGTTGTCTCTAAATCATCACTAACAGCAGGTTTATCAAGTCCAAAGTAATAATCTAAACCTTTAAAGCCTGTTTTAACTGCTAATTCATCTACCTTATTTCCAATTTCTTTGTCTAAACTTAATGCCCCAAACTCTTGTTCAGCTTCTTGTATCTCTTTATCTAACAAATCAGCAGACTGTTGCGCCAGATTAGGTTTAACAGGTACAGGTTGAAGGCCCATAGCCTGTTCTGTTTCTTGCTCTAAAGTATTAACCATCTGCGTTTACTCCTGCCCTTAAAGTCTTCAATGATCTGAACGCCGCAGCTTGACCCTGTAAGCGAAACAAGTTATCCGAATTTTCACTCTGCTCCATAGTAGTATGTACTCTGTCAAGCCTTACATCAAGTTCAACACAGAAAGCATCCCATAGAGGTTTATCGTTTACTAGCTTCTTTAGGATACTCATTTAGTTGGCCTCTGTACTAAGCTAAGAGGTTCTTCAGGCACCCTCATTACTTTTACAGGAGTAGAAACTTTTTTTACAACGTCAACAGGCAACTTTGCAGTACCCTTAAACATTTCCTTTAGAGCCTTTGCTCCCATGCTTGCAAAACTCATTACTGTACGTTCCCTGTAAAGCCTTGTTCTCCCGGTGCAGCAGCAGCGCCAATACCTATGTTACCGCCTCCACCACCGCCCATGTCCTCTGGGCCTGTAGGAGCGGCCCCCTGTGGTGCTAATGGTCCTTGCGGTGGTTGACCCCCTTCAGGAGGAATCCCTCCCTCTGGTGGCGTTGGTAGAGGCTGTGCGAACTGCTTAAATATCTCAGCTTGAATAGCAGCGTCCTGCATTGAGTTAGTAACCTTATCAGGATCAAGGTCCATGCTGATAGCAATCTCACGAATAATGTAGTCCATCTTGGCAAAGGGAGCCAACGCAGGGTTTTGTACTACCTGCAAGAACTGGGTTAAACGTTGGCTACGCACTTCGTTAGCCATTAAGCTCTCAGTACCCTGTGCGCGTACTTCCAAGTCACCCTTAATCTCAGGATCAAAGTCAAACTGCATGTTGAAGTTAAAGAACGCCTTACCCAAAGGAGCAAGCATATAGTCATCTACATTCTTAATTACATTTCGTATAGAGCCATTAGCAGCAGACATAAGCATACTAATGCCAGAAGCCGTTCGTCCAACACCTTGCACTCCTGTCTGACCGTGAGCAAAGCTAGGAAAGCCAGTACTCTCGTCTGCTAATACACGTGCCTTATCAAAGAGTTGCATGTTCTCGCCAGCTACATTCGGGAACTTAGTGCCAAAGATAGCTTGACCGGGCGCACCCCCTTGCCTACGAAACACCTTGCCGGGATACAACGTAAGGTCTTGACCGGGGACTAAATTAGTCTCATCAATCTCTATCAAAAGGTTACCTGACATAACCGCATTGTCTACAGCCATACGCATGAACCCATTCATAAGAGTCTGAGTGTCATCCATATTCTCCGCTATACCTACACCAAAGAAGCTATAAGGGTTAAGCTCATAGGGTACAGCATAGTAAGGAATAAGGGCAGGTTTAAACGGATTCATAACCATACGGATTACTTGATGATTACAAACCCAAATGTTTACACTTAACTGCTCTGTATCTTTTAACTCTTTAGGAATATCAATGTCATGCTCTTTAAGGGTCTCTGTGTCAACGTAGCCCCAGAACTCAAATAACTCATAACGCTCAGCCTTAGCCTCTTGAGCATCATCCTCCATGGCTTGTTCCCACCACTTCTTCTCGTAGGACTCGCCCATGTTAAGAGACTTCTCAATGGCGTTGTCACGAAAGAAAGGTCTACCTTTAAGCGCACGTACCTGTGAACGAGACAATTTGTGACGCTCTACAATGTACTCTGCCTCATCCATATTAGCTGCATCAGGATCAGGGTAGAAGTTCCAAAGAGATACATGGCTAGTAGAAGGCACAGTCTTAATAGTAGGTTGATACTCACCCACTTCGTTCCAGTTAGGATATTCTTTGTTGACCGCAAACGGACCCTTCATAATACCTGTACCAAACAAAGCCAACTCAAAAGAACTGAGGCGCAACTGTTTGTTAGCGCCTGACTCCTCTAGTTGATCATGTATTTTCTTTTGCATCTTCTTAGCTGCAATCATAGCAGGATTAAAAGTTACTTCCGTAGGGGCTGTTCCCGGTCCATCAATTAGTTTATCTTCAATGGGTTGTAGTTTCTTAAACATACCTCCCACACGTTCACGCAAAGATATAACAGTGTCTCCCGGCTCAAGCTCATTAGTACCGTCAAACAAAGGCACAGGATTAAAGGCTTCTTTTATTTCGTCTAAGCCCTCTTCTGCTTTAGGGTCTGTATTAAAGTGTACAGAATCCTCTATTCCCTCTGGTAAAGTAGTAGGGTCTATAGCTAGAGGGAACTTCTTATTACCAAACAGTACATCTACTACTTGACCGTATGCAGCGAGGGTCTTAGTCTTAGTTACCTTTACAAAGACACGTGACTTCTCTGCTTCTGTGAACTGTACTTCAGTATTGTATATACCTCTGTAGTTACGGTAAGCCGACATCCAACGCTGTTCATCAGTATAGCGTGAGTCTTCTGCTTTATTAAACTTACTCATAACTAAATCAATGATATGTCCTGCTTTAGGATCAGACATAGCTTCAGTACTCACATCATCAATGTGCGCTGATTCTGCGGATTCTAAGTTCTGTTCAAAGTCTGTTGTAAAATCTTCAGGGTCCATACTCATACTTAATATCCAAATGTAGGATCAGCAGCTTGGAAGCCGCTTCTCTGTGTTGCAGGATTAAAATCCCATAGGGAACTTCTTGGTCTAGTCATTATGCCATAGCGTATAGCGTCATACAAGTGGTCTTCTGCATTTGTATCAACGTCTTCTGGGTTTCGTTTATCTAAAGGTAAACTTGGTATTTGCGCTATGCAGTTGGTGCAGGTGGAGAAGAATACGAGTTGGGGTTCCTCAGTAAACTCATCCACCTGCAAACGGCGGTGTATCTCATTTTTACCTGAAACCCTAGAACCCTTGGAGCGATCTGAAGGTCTCCAGCGACATCCCTTCATAATCATTTGCTCTGCCAAGCTAGGTCCAGTATCACCTCTTTTATGCCAGAGGGAAGAGTCCAACACGCCGTATCTTATAGTGCCATCATCAGATTCAATGTCTAGTATCATATCAGCTAAGTCAGTAGCAGTAACTTTAGTCACATACATCTCTCTGTAGATTACCAACTGTTCTGAGGGAGAAACAGCAAACCACACAACACCTGTCCAACTGCCGTAACCGTAATCGCAAGCTCTGAACTTCGCCCAGCTATTAGGAATATCATAAGGCTCAACAACGTGTATTTTTCTATTGAACTCTGAAAAAGCAGCCCCCTCGTTAACATCCCAATCGCCTTCTAATAATTGTTTGCGTTGATGCTCTGGCATAGACAGAAGCATAGTTTCATAGTCACCACTTTCAGCTAGGTAAGGATTATCAAATAAACTTGCAGGTATAAACCTACGTTTAAATAAAGGTTGACCTTCTTTAGTGTGACCTCTAGGATACTCTAGTCTATCCCCTGTCTCAATATCTGTAGCCCAAAAAGACTCATTAGGTTGAGCAGGGTCTATAAACATTTTCTTAACCCATTGATGCCCAACAGAACCGGGGTTGGTTGTAGCCCTCATGTACAAACCTAGTTCAGGTGCTGCACTACGTAAACGTGAGCGCATGTAATTCCACGCAAACGGGGTAGACCATTGAGTTAACTCATCAAATGCTATATAGTTAAACGCCTGTCCTTGGTAGCGCATAACGTCTTGATCTTTATCTAGGTAACTCATCCAGATGCGACCACCTCTAGGTGTAACCCATTGTGACTTACGCTCTGACCACTTAATGCCGGGAATTGCTTTAGGATACAACTCTTGACTTTTCTGTATAAGCTCCCTAAGTTCTTCTGTGGTGTGACGTACAAGTAATCCACTGAAGTCTTTATGGTTAAGACTACGTAGAGGGTCAGCTAGTGTAGCGTAGCTCTTGCCACCTCCTGCTGCTCCACCATATAGTACTTCACGTTCACTAGAAGCTAAGTAGTCTGTCTGTGGCCCATCGTTAGGCTTAAAGACAATGTTCTGTGCTTGCTCTACATCAAAAGGTGCTGCAATAGGAGTAGCGGGAACCTTCTTTGTTTCACGTGAAACTTTCTTAGCTGGCTTGGGTGTAGTAGCCGACCCTTTCTTTTTCAAGCGTTTCGTACTGCG